TTCATCGAAAGGTAAAAATGTTTCATTAGCATCTGCATTGATTATATTAGTTTTATTGTCAGAAATAGTTGCATTAAAAGTCTTTCTAATTGTTAGTGATGCATTAGTTAAATCTACTGAAGATATGTTTGGTCTGGGTAAAACTGTATATAATGTATCGTCTGTAGATTTAGATAATTTAGTTCCTAAAATTCTTAAATCGGAAACATTCAAAAGTGATGTTGATAAACCACCCTGATTAATACCAGTTACAGTAGCAATTCCAGAAATTGAAATCGTTGTTTTTCCTACACTTACAATGTTTGCATAAACTGGTAGAGATGAAGAACCATTGCTAAATTTAACAAGATTTCCTACCTTAACTATTTTTCCTGGGAAATTTTCATTTGTACTAGTAACTGTGCTAATTCCGCCACTTGAAGGACTAATTGTAGCAATTCCAACATTAAAGGTATCTAATTGAATTGTGTCTGCATTAAAAGTTTTTGCAGTTCCTACAATGCCATAAACAGATTTAACGTCACTAATTCCATATGAAGTAATTGCAATTGCAACTCTATTGTTATCAATTCCATCAATAATGAATGATTCATTTGGAATGAATTCTCCATTTTTTTCGTAAAGAATAATTGATGCGCTGTTAGTTACTGAATTCTTTAAGAAAGCGGTTGCGCCACTATTTTTCCCCTTAATGAATTTTGGAACAGAAAGTGTAATCGGTTGATTTAATGTAACTTCTGTTGTTGTTTGAACATCATAAAGAGAAATATTCCATTGATTTAAATTGGAATTTGTTGTGTCGTAAGAACCCGATTCCAATCTAAAATCATAAACTCTTGCAACACCAATTTCTTTTCCTGTGGGTGTTGTTGATGCTACACCAACTCTAGAATCTCTTAAACTTAAAACGTAAGTATTTCCTATTCCAATGAGAGGAGAACCAAATACTCTGTTTAACGTGAGTGTTGATCCCGTATTATAATTTATTGAAAGATCCTTAAGAGTTGCAGTAGTTCTTGGTTTTTCGGAATCCAGTAAAACTGGTGAAACGGTCTCTACTTCATATCCTCTTACATACGCCTTACCTGGAGAAATTTGGTAAATAGCAAGATTTTCCGATGGAGTTGAACCACCGTAAGTAAATTGACCAACATTAAATATACCTCTATTTCCTACTCCATCATTCAGTGACTCTTTAATGTTTAAATCAAAAGGTGTTACGTAATAGTCACCCGACTCTGCATATGTTCTTCTTGCTAATTCATCTTGAATTAAATTATATTCCTTTGGTGTTCTAATTGTTTTAATTAGTCCATCTGTAATTGTTGCCAATTCAATAAAGTTATTATCATTAAAATCATTCAGATCTTTTTTGAATAGAGAAACTGAAATTTTTAATCTATCCGCACCTGGGGCAGCATAGTTGTTAAATCCTTGAGAATTATCATTTAATGCTTCATCAATATCGGAGTTGATAATTTCTTCGTTTATGAATAGTCCAACTCTATAATTTGGATTATTTGAATATTGATCTAAAATAAGAGTCTCTGTATTTACTGTTACAAAGTATCCTCTTATAAAGTAAACACCTTCTGTGATTGAAAATGCCGAACCAATTGAAGTTGCATTACTTGCAATGGTAATACCAAATGGGGTTCCTGAAGAAATAGACGTATTGCCTAAAAGTCCAGAAGTAATAGTAATATTTGAAGAAAGATTTTCTCCATCTAAAAATTGAACGGTCGAATTATTTTGAGTGCTAGAACTTAAATAATTTACATATAAAGTAACATTTCCTCTTTCAGAATCTGCAGATAATAGTACTTTTTCTACAACAGCAGTAATACCTGAAGTTTGTCCAGTGATTTTTGATCCTACAAGTTGTTCTGCATAAGCATCAAGAGGAACACCCAAATAAGTATTGTTTAATTCTACCGCATAATAAAATCTATTATATGAAGTGTTTCCGGGAATAACTTTTGCGCCTTCTTTGAAAAAGTGCTGACCAAATTTTTCTACTTGATTTTGTAGAATAGACTGTAGAGTTGTTAATTCTCTAGCTTGGATTGGATAACCAGGCTTGAAAAGAACCTTATAATAGTCATTATTTGCATCAAAATCGTCAAAATATGGCGATACATTGAGGTTTGTTACTTGAGACATAATTCTTTAGAACTGCAAAATGACTTTGATATCTTCTTTTTGGTTTGATGATCTAGTAATTGCTGGACGATTATCAACGTAAATGATTTTTCCAGAATACTTTTTGACTTCTGGGTTTGACAAACCATTAACAAAAGATTGACCAAGATAGTAGGTTCTACTATTTATTACAGTAGATATGCCGGTAAAAGATGTACTAATTGATAATGTTGCTCCAGTATTTCCATTTATTACCAAACTTCCGGTTCCACTAGGACTACTTGTAAATTCAACAAGATCAAATCCATACTGTGGATTAGTAGTTGCTATTCCAACAGAGTTACTTCCTGTGCTAAATCCAGCAAGAGTTCTGTCTTGCCAATATTTAAGAACTCCAGTTGTTTGATCATAACTAATAACCCTTCCTGAAGCAGTAATTCCTGTTCCTACAGTTTGAGTGATTAATGAATCTGGAGTAAATGTCGCAGAACTGTATCCGGCACCAGTCAATCTTATTGCATATGCCGCACTTGCCTTTGATTCAGTGAGTAATTGTGAAGATGCAAATTGATTTGGATTTTCAACAATCCCAACTCTTGCAATCTGATTTCCTGTTATAAAATCGGGATTCTGTGAATCGTTTTCAATTCTAGAATAAATTAAAACATTATATGCGCCCAATTCCCTATAGATATCTGCTCCGTGTCCTCCCTTTGGTGGAATAATTACATCAAATGTTGGTCTAACAGACCCTGTTGGGACATTCCCCGCAATTAAATCAACATTACCATAAGTATATCCAGAACCTTGACTTGATATTACTATTGATTCTACTTGCTGATCATTATTAATAACAATAGTACATTCTGCTCCAGTACCATCACCTTTGATAGGAACTCTTGCGTAAGTTCTATTCGCAGTTCCTATTCCAACTCCCCTATTTGTAATAGTAACAATTTTAATAGATCCATCGACAGCATTATTTCTTACTGCAGAATTATCTACACTTGTTCCCCAATTCAATGGGACGGGCATAAAGTTTGTTGATTCGAACTTTACGATATCCCCTGGTTTAATTGTATAAAGATATTTCCATAGGTATCCATCTCCACTCGTTCCAGCTGCTCTAGGTTCCAAATCTACAAATGTAGGCTCATCTAGAGAAGGTCTACCCTCCGGATAATCTGGACTGGTTCCATTTTGAAGGCAGATATAAACTCTATAGTCACTATTCAAAACATAATATGATGAAGAATATAAACTTGTAGCGCCGGAAACTGGAGCAACTTTTGATCTACTATAATCGTGTCTATAATAATCATAAGTTGTTCCAGAAGACCAAACCCTCTTTTGAATAACCTGACGAACATCTGAAGAATTTATTTTCTTCAGAGCAATCATTGTATCCCAATAATTATTTTCTTCATCAAAATTATCTCTTGGTGCTGGTGGTGTAGTATCCCAATCACTTTGAATATTTGTTGGATTTGGAAGACCAACAAAAGTATAATAAGAATTAGTAGAGGTGGTTACTCCAGCAACAAAGTTTTTGGCATTTAATATTCTAATTTGGTCAGTTATAATTGCAGACATTTGTGGAGTTTTTTATCTATTTATTAGATGTAATTATCGTATTACATATTTTAATGGAACAGTTCTAGTTACAATTGTTCCGGTGGAAATTCCAGAATATCCCGAATTTGTATATGCATTATATGATTCGGACTTTGTTCTAGATTTCAAAGAAATTCTTCCCCAACTAAAGTTTCCATAATAATTACTATACCCAATTCCACTCAATCCATTATAATTGGAAACACTTACTGTAACTTTAGCGACATATGTGATACCCAATCCCACAACAGAAGTTTGTGCAATTGAAACTGCCGAAACTTGATAAACTCCATCAAGATAACTTGTTCCAGATCCAACTATTCCACCAGAAGAATCGAGAGATGTCACTCCATTTCCAACATTTGAATTTGAAATAACAAAATAGTAACCAGTTTGTATTCCACTTATTGTTGTAATTCCGGAAATTAACCCTTGTCGAAGAGATGAATTTGTGGGAATAAAGAAATCAAATACAATTCCAGTAGATGCAACCCCAACAGAAACTGTAGAAACACCACTAACTATACCAAAATCTCCTTCATAAGTTATAACCTTATTACTTTCAATATCAATTGTAGGTGGTTCAATCAATACCATTGGGGGATTTGTTGAAGAATATCCAGTAACAACGCCAGTAATAGAAATTGAAGTAACAATTCCCGAAGTTATGGATGAAACCGCAGTGGAAGTCGTTGATCCTATACCAATAGGATTTTGAATAGTAATTATAGGGGCAACATTATATCCAGAACCGCCATCTAGAATATTAATAGAGGTAATAGTTCCTGCTGTGGATACGATAGCAGTCGCACTCGCAGAAACTTTAACATCTTGAGAAATTAGAGTGACATTTTTCTGGAAATCTAAAGAAACGCTATTTTCATTTGAGGGGTTGAAGAATGGTCTTAAGTTTTCAACGTAAATAATTGTTGAACCAACTCCAACCGGTTGAATTATATTAGTAGTTGGGTAAACAAAAGGTTCATAAAACTCTCTATTCTTACCAACTTCTTGCTCATTGATGATTAAATCTTCAGTTTGCCTGCACCAAATTATCGGTCTTGAGAGAGTTTCGTCTCCAGTATTACCTGGACCAAAGTAGGGGTTGGTTTCAACAGTTTCGATTGATAAAATGTCTACGACTTTTCTCTCATCTTCCAAAAGACTTGCAGATTGTCCAACGAAAGAGTCATAGGTTAATTGTAGACCATCGCCAATTTTTACTGTATCTATAACATCTCGGAATATAACATCAACATCATCCCCACTTCCCTTATAGAATATAATCTTGCAGGTATCTTCAGAATTTGGTGCTTCAGTAAATTGGATTTTACTTCCACCTTCGAAAATATATCCTTCGCCGGGAACTTGAAGAATATCGTTTACAAATATTAAAAGTAAATCTTGAACATTTATTAGAGACCCTCTCTTTGCATAAACAGAGGTTGTGGTTCCATCGAGAGTTAATGGGAAGATAACTCTCTTTCCATCAAACAATCTTTGGATATTATCAAATACCTTCAACTCTCCAATCGACCACCCAGAGAATTTATCGCGATCAACACTTTGAACACTAATTTGAAACTCTTTTGTTACTGAATTTGGTGTTGTTGGAATTCCAGTTGCTCCTCCAATAGGAATAGTTAATAAATCTCCAATTTCATAACCATATCCAGTATTTTTAATTTCAAATTCAATAATACTGGATCCTTGCCCAACTACAACATCTATTGTTGCTCTAGTTCCTATACCAGAAGAAGATGAACTATAAATTAAAGGAATATCCGAATAAGAAAGTGGTGCATCAATAATCACATAGGGTGGATTAGAAGTGGTGTAACCAATTCCAGGATTTGTAATGGCAATACTTACAATATTACCATTACTGACTGTTGCAGTGCCAATAAATTCGACATTTGGAGTTCCTGTCGAAGATGTTGCAACACCAACTCTTACCGCAACAGTTGCAATTCCACTTAATGTTTGAATTGAAGATCTATAACCAGAACCACTATTTCCAATACTGATAGATGAAATAGTTCCAGCAACTGATACTATTGCAGTTCCGCCAGCAGAAACTAAAGGTTGATATCCAAATCCTTTAGTGGATCCAACAGAAACTATTATTCCGCCAGATGGAAGATTTGACGTATTAATATCAGAAGATTGAGGTGTTGCAGTTCCCACAAACGAAATTGATGTTATGCCAACAGACTCTGATAAAGTATAATTATTTGTTAGTCCAGGTTCTTGGAAAATCTCATTGATCAATACAACCGCATTATCTTCATACATATCAGAAATGTTTGACCCATTAGAGGTTAATGTAAAAGTTTTTTGTGACCCAGTAAATCTTGAAGAAATATCATCAAAGATATGATTCTTATAATATGATTCATTTGAAGAATCTGTAACGCCAGACCTCATAAAGACTCTTCCATGGAAAGAGGAAGATGAAGTAATTCCAACCCAATCCCTTTCATCGGGTGGATTTGTTGAAGTTCCGAGGGGAATATTTCCATATGGTGCCTCAACAAAGTTAATTGTATTTTCCACAATATTATAATTACCAGTTACTTTAGTAATAGAAGTTCCAATAGAATGACTTGTAAGATTTGTTCCTAACCAAGGTCTCGCAACACGTATAGAATTTGTGCTTCCAATACCTATTGATTCTATTTTCATTATCTCATTATCAATACGTATCAAATCCCCAGAAACTAAACCTTTGGTAGAATTGACATATACCAAATCATCAACAGAAAGAACATTTGTTGAAAGATATGTTGTCAATGAAGTTGATACGATTGGTGATTGAATAACATTATCAATGGAAACTAATGTTTTGCTGTTTTGCTTGAATGAAGTAAATACGTGATTTGTACCAATTCCAACGGAAGTTATATTTAGTGCCTTTGGAACAACACTCAATGCATCCGATGCACTTCTCGCAAGTTTAATATTATTTTCATCAACTTTAATGACATAAAGTGCTGAAGGAAGTTTATTAGTAGTTCCAATGCCAACTCCAAAGTCAGTTGAGGCGATGCCAATGGGAGTGGATGTTGCAGTTGGTATACCGACAGAATATGAAACTTTTTCTCCAGTTACAAAAAAGTGATTTTGAATTCTAATGGTGCTAGAAGCAATACTCACTATAGAAGAATTACTTGCATCAAAATATCTTTGGAAAATTGGATTTCCTAGATGTTTCAGGTCAAAAGAACGTTTAACATCTCTTTCTGCGCCATAATAAACATTATAGTCAGATGTTGCGGTATTATTATTGTATTGAGTTGCTGTGTTAGTTTCATCGAAATTTGCAAGAGAATTGAAAAATACTTTTACTTGGGTATTAATATTTGCAAGAGGGGTAAATGTCAGTCTAGTTGAATTTGTAGATTTTATTGCTCCTATAGTTCCAAGCCCAGAATGTGTTTCAATGTTTCCAAATTCAGTGATATATGCCTCACTTTCATCATCTAGAACGATAACCTCAGAAAGTTGATGTCTATTGTTCGTAGTATCAGAAACTTGAACAAGATAATATCCACCATCATACTTTTCTGGATATTCCGCGATTATATTTGCAGTTGGAGATGTGGTGGATGCAATAGAAGTTGATCGCGCCTCAAATCGCACATACTTAATATCAAAGGTACCTATTCCAGTTACTGAAGTATTTGAAATTGAGACTTGAATAGTGCTTACAGAAGCTGCTAATCCCACTATAGGGATAAAATCAATTTTTAAATCTGATCCAGAAAAATATGGATAAAATGTACCAAGACCAGAGCTTGAATAAGAATCGGTCGAATGGTTTGTCAATTGTCCATATTCAAGTAATTCTATATTTGTTCCATCATGAACTAAATTCAACTCATTAAACTGATATTGATCATCATTTCCGGATACTTCTACTAGTATTTTGGAAGACGTATAAGTGGACCCAATACCAATAATTGTTGCTGATCCACCGGAAACAAAAACAGTATTTGTATTTACACTTACAATATTTCCTAATGTGGTGCTTCCCACTCCCACTAAATTATCCTTTATATTATAAGATAATGTTGTAACTTGATAATCATTCACTCTATACTTTATTGGATAGAATAGTATTAAACCCTCATTTCCATCAATAGAAAAATCAAAAGATCCAAGGTCATAAACTGATTCAATTCTTCCATATTGATTTAAATAACCAGTGTTGTTGTCGTGAAGTAGTGTGAAAAGCATCAATTGTCTTTCTGACGTATATCTTTGGTCTTTCACATAGGTAATATATTTTTGAGCACGAGCATCAGATAAAAGGAATCGATGAACGATAGAAAATCTTGTCGGTCTTGCATTACTATTAAATTGACTACTAATATTATCGATTGATAATACTCTATTTCCTATAGATTCATAATAATCATTCAATATTCTAGTCGAAAACGTTATTTCATCCGAATAAGTTCTAGATCCTAAAACTAATGCATTTTCTCTTGCAAGATCAAAGTCATAAACGCAATTTAAATTTACGACACCAATTAGATCTGCAGTTACATCTAAAACAGAAATTGGCTCGGTGCCAATTCCCGAATATCCAAAAGATTCTAATTGATAATCACTAAATTTCTTAAATCCGGCAGTATGGTTTAAAGATCCAACAGCATTTTCCCAAGTATCATAAGGAATTTTCGATTTTAATGAATATGAAAACAATTGATAGTAAAAATTATCTTGAATTCTTTGCAATTCGCTGTTTAATACTCCGGTTTCTGATATCCATCCAAGTTCTGATTTTGAATATGCTCCAACATCAATAAAACCAGTAGATTTAATCGCCGAGAAAATTATTCCTCGGGTTTTTGATGAAACTCCTTCGATAATATTTCCTTCTCTTAAAATTTCTCTTGAAGAAACTTTAAGATACTTAGTTTCCCTGTTCCAATTTTCAACATACCCCAATGAAGTAGTTTCATTCTCGTATCTGACGTTTTCATTTTCGAAGAAATTATTTGGTTTTAATGCGACGTTAAATGTTGGGAAATATTTTTCTGGTATGATTCTACCGGAAGAATTAACATTATCATAAGTTCCTGGAGTTTCTCCTAATTCCAAGAAATCACCAAGATTATAAGTTATGGATCCTATATTTGGATCAATTGAATTGATTGTAAACAGTTGATAACCGTAGTTTTCTGAATTAAATCCTTTTGCTGTTGATAAAATTCCTACGCTGATATTTTCAATTAATATCTTATCGTTGACAGAAAATGGGAAAGAACTTGCTGTACTAAATTCAACTGATAATCTAACTGTTACATTTTTGGTTATAGAATTATATGAGATAGAGCTAATTCCAACTCCATTTGAATTTTGTGTTGGAATGATAATAGGAGTTATGTCATTAAGTCTATAAGTATTATTTAAAATTGTAACATAATCATCAATTAAAGAATACTTTAAATCTAATTCTGGTAAAAATTCTTTTGTGCTTCCATCTAAAACAATAAGTTTAGGTGCTGTAACATATCCTCTTCCTCTTGAACTAATTCCAATATAATCAATTGAATTGAGAGGTTCAATCTTTAAAATCTGTGGAAAAATTATATTTGGTCTTACGGTAAAATCGCAAGAAAAATCAAATCCAATATTGTTTAATTTTGTCTTTTTAATATTTCCTATTGATTTGCTTGATGCCTCTAAAATTGCGCCAGTTCCATTTTCAGAATTTATTTTTGAGAATTTTGGAAGTATTGCATATTGTTGACCTCTAGAGTTTATATCAATTTTGGAAACTTTTCCATAAGCACTTAAAGACGTTGTTTCATAACTTAATTTTGATGAGGAACTATAAGAAAGAGATTCTGGAACTTTATCAATATTATATGCAAACGAAGTGGAAGCAATGGAAGTTACTCTATGCTCCCCATTATACTCACTATAAACAATTTGTACTTCGTTATTTGATACAACAGAAGTGTCTACGTTCACCTCTTTCTTTATTAGTGGAAGAGTGTTGTTGTAAACTGGATCTAACTTATAATATAACTTCTGTGGGATTTCTTCATTAACTGTTAATGAAACCTTTGCAGTTGTATCTACGCCAACTACACCAGTTCTTATGACTTCAAAGTTTTTGCTAAAACGTGTCTTTTCAAATATCTGGGTGTAATTTGAATCAAGGTAGAAATTTAATTCAAATGCAGAATATCTAACAAATCCGCTAATATAAGATAAAGAAGAGTCCGACAGATCAAATAATACGGTAGAATCTTTGTAAACTTTAATAGGTGGATTTACTGGAGATAATGTTCCACCTGACGCAGAAGTTATATCAATTATTTCCGGAACTAAATTGATTGCACTATAGTAAGTTGGAGATAACTTAATTGTATTTCCATCAAAAACAACAACATAATAAATTTTATTATTCACCAATCCACCAGAAGGAGATGCTGAAGTGTAAACAACTTTTTGTCCATTTTCAAAATTATGATTCGAGACCGTTATAGAATTTGAACTGACATTTACGTCACCGGAAACAAAAGACCTTGGATTGACTAAAACTTTTCTATTGTAATCATCATACTTGACTATAATTGACGTAGTAATTCCTGGATTTACATTTACAAAAACAGAATCATTATTCGTAAGTCCGTGTGTTTGTGCTGTTGAAACCGTTACAATATTTTTTGATGCTTGGGCAGTTAATTTTGAATAGTTTGTTTTAAAACTGTGATAAGTTCCTGTTCCAATGCCAGTAAAGTATAATGTGCTTAAGGATGAAGTTGTTGATGCAATTCCCACAAAAGTTCCAGTTGATCCAAGACCAACCTTAACAGTGGATATTCCAATTAAGTCATTGGAAATTTTGGCAACATAAACGAATGTTTGATCTGTGAGGGATAATGAAGTTACTCCATCTTTTGATACCGAAATTGGTGTGCCAGTATTTGTGGAATAAGTGAGTGTATCTCCAGTTTCTAAATTATGATTTGGTATATAAATTGCTCTTGTTGGAATAAAGATTTGTGATGCCCCAACTCCGGGATTTGAGAAAGAAAGGGTTGTTCCAATTCCTACGCCAGAAATAGTTCCAATACCAAGAGATTCTTTTGGATCAAAATATATTTCTTTATTTACTCCATATCCATATGATGTGGTGACTCCAACATTTATGGTAAATCTTCTTGAATTTTCATGTAAAACATCACTATAACTATGTGCAGATCCGACCGATCCGTCAATAGACCTTAGAACTCTAATTCTTGAAGAATTTTTATCTACATTTAATATTTTGACTTTTTCATTTCCAATTCTATAGATATCATTTTCTTTAATTGAAAGATTTCCAGAAACAGAAATGAATGTAACAATACCAGTCACCCCAACAGATGAAATTCCGGTGGGATTTGAAACTAATAAAGTATTTCTAGATACACCTATAGTATATGATCCGCCGATTAGTGAAGAAGTCGTATTTAAACCAGAAATAGAAATAATATCTACGTTGACAAAATTATGCGGCAAATCTGATTGCACAACAAAAGAATTTTTATTTCCTTCTAAAGGATAAATTTCTAGATTATAAATTGTAGTGCTTGCAACACTAATTGAATTGACAGGTTTTCCGCTAATTCTAGAAACTTTTGCAGCAAATCCAAATCCACCAGTTCCCTCTTCATCAAATATTACTTTGTCATTTACTTTATAATTTTCTCCTCCAGTTATAATGCCAACACTTTCAATTGCACCGGGAGAAGCATACTTAACATCGATTGTTTGATTTAGGTTATTTGGTGTTTGTAAGTAAGAGTAAGAAGCATCTTTCTTGAGTAAATTGTATTGAGTTGTATTTCTTGACCAAGAGGTCTTATTTAAATCAATATCATCTTGATTTGATTTCCTATCAAAGTTGAATTGATTGGGCGTTGATTTGAATTCATTTCCTACAAGATATGGAAAAACTGGTAATATATATCCACCAAAAGAACTTGAAAATTCTTCGCCGATTGTTGCAAAGTATGCATATGTTCCATTGGGAAAATCTGGAGTTACACAGAATCTTCCATTATATTCATCAAGAACAGACTCATCATCAACATTGCGATATTCATAATCTTCTACAAAAAATCCTGGATCGAATGGGGGTCTATCTGTTGCTGGACTTAAAACATATCCAGACTTCATTCTGGAAATAGAACCACTATTTAAAAGTCCATATGGTCCATATATTGGGTTTCCGTCATAAGCCCATCCAATTATTGGAGAATGGTTTATAGAAGAAACTTCATTGCCATTAGACTTTATGAGATCATATTTGCCGTAAAGAGTTTTTCCTCCAATTTCTTTAACATATGTACTTTCTCTTAATTTTCTTGGTGCATATAAATGAGTATATTGCAATCCGTATTTGGAATTTGAATTATAAAAAACAAATCCATCATCATCTGTAAATTTATTAAAGTATTTTGCAAACAGATTTATTGTCCAAGATTTCAGAACAGTCTTAACCTCTACTGAAGTTCCTGCAGAAGAAACTGTAATAAAAGTATTGTTTGGATTATACCCACCTCCACTTTCAATAATTTTAACTGATTTAATTTGCCCATTTTCAATAATAGGAGTTAAAACCGCACCCACTCCCTCATTGTTAGTTATAATGTTTAAATTTGGGGGAGAGTTGTAACCTCTTCCGGGATTGTTAATTAAAACTTCAACAATTTTTCCATTATTAATTACTGGAATGAGTTGAGCATCTGATCCACTATCCAAAGTTGCATTTGGAATTCTATTAAAATTGATAATTTCAGAAGATCCATATCCAACACCATTATTTTTTAAATGTATTGATGCGATTTCTCCTCTAAAAATAGGTTGAACCGATGCTTTGAAAGATGTTGATACTCCAATATTTCCAACAACTTCAACTATTATTTGTGGATAATTGAAAGTATGTGTGCCAGATCCAGTTGAGTTAAACTGAATGTACTGATTTGTTTTATAGTAAAAATCTTGATTGTCAGTTCCAACGCCAACTAGAGAAAGTTTAAAGTTTTCCTCATCAACTTTAGTTACATAATAATTTGTACTGTTTGATAACCCACCAATTGAGTTTCCGTCTGTAGAATATGTTACAACTTCACCTGATTTAAAATCGTGAGACTTTATAGTGATTTGTCCTAAAGAAGTGCTAATTCCAGAAGAACCAACAGTTCTCTTCTTGTTTTCATAATTAACTCCACCACTTTCTACATTAATCGAAGATATTACTGACTTTTTATTATATGACTCTAAAATATGATTTCCTATACCATAAGACGTTAATGCTATAGTATTGATTCCTACTAAAGCATCATCAAAAGTTTTATGTAATTTAACTGTATATGAATCCTTAACCGAGACATAATATAAGGAATTTGTAGAAATCCCCCCAACTGCTTTTTGTGCCTCTGTTCTATAGATTACTTTTTCTGCGTTTCTGAATTTATGGAATGTGGAAAACCCTATAGTATTATTTGATATGTCAACAAATGCAGATTTTGATTCTGAATTGAATGATGCTTGGTGATCAATCAATTTCATCGATGCATTTGCCCTTGCGCCAGTTCCATTTCCGCCGAAGATATTAATTTTTGGTGTTTCTAGATAATCAAATCCGGGATCAATGATTCTAATTTCTTGGAGAGATCCTTTAACCGAACAATAACCCGTTGCACCAGTTCCAACAGAATCTGATATTACTAATGCTGGTGGATTAATAACATCATAACCAGACCCCGGATTTATAATATCGACTCCTTCTATCGAACCATAATAAATTTTGTCTTTTGATTTGTAGTTTAGCACTTCGACGCCATTGATTAAAATACCGACAGGACCCGGAGTTGTTTGGTACTGTTTTCCTTCATTAATTGGTGAACTAATTTCTCTTAATAATTTTTGCGAGTCTAATTTTTTTAAGTTAAAATCAGAATCTTCTAGTTTACTATTATTTTTTAATTCAATAAAACTATTAAATTTAACAAAAATTGACTCATAAAGATTTGCCCTACTCTTACTAAATCTAACAGTAGATGGATTTACCCTTTGGATAAAATAAATTCCCTCCTCAAATAAAGAATCATCTTTAGATGATGGAGTGTAATATACACTATCTCCAGTATAAAATCCGTGATCTACTACATTTAAATTAATTAAATCGGTAAATCCGGGATGATCGGGAATTTCGGTATTTTGAAAAACTCCCTTAAATTCTACAGTGCGGTTATAAGTTTCTAATGATTGTTTATTGTAAGATGGTAATGATGGAGAAGATATTAGAGTCTTATCATCAATTTTATAAACATTTTGAACGTTTGTTATTTGATTCGAAAGATAAGAATACTTTTGGGAATTTACCTTAAGTAAACTTCTTTGAATTGAATAAAATCTACTTATATCTAAAGTACCTTGACTGCTAATTTCTATAATGTTACTAGAAATTATACTTGAAACCGTTGAAGACTTTTTAGTTCCATCACTTATTGTGAGGTTTATTTCATCTCCTATTCTAAGATTATGATCAATCTTTGTAGTTAAACGATAAGTTTGATTGCCTCTATCTGATATTGATAATACATCGACACTTGGGGAAATATTAAAAAACCAATTATTTGAAACTGATTCGTCTGGTGGATTTACGCCTAATGTTCTTATGACGCCCGTGTCTTCGGCATTGTAATAATAAGAATCGTCAACGATATTAATTTTATTGAGAACAGAGGTAATTCTTACTTTAATTATTTCATTTGAGTTTTTATTTGATATTCCATAAGCAAAAACATTTAACCAAATATCAGTTTTATCTGAAATCGTTTTTGTAATATTTTTGCACCCAAAAAACTGGTTTAAACTTTTTGTGGTATATGAGATAATTCCTTCTGTTCCATCATTATAAGTTACTGATAATTCTCCCTGCAAAGGAAATCCTACAGTAGAATCTACGTCTAAAGTAGTTGACCCAGAAAATACATCGCCAATTAATTTTGTTTTGGGGTGAATTGAAAAATTTCCATAAAGAGATCCATCAACACTAATATCTCTATTATATCCTGCATCAAAACTTAGTTTATAGTATTCCTTACTTGAATCTGTAAAAATTTTTTCTACTCTGGATATTGGCACATATCCCTTAGTGATGTCCCCATAAGCATCTTGATATAATGTAGATCTCTCTAAATCATATGGACTTCCAGAAATACTTTCTACGACCAAATCATTGGTAATTTCATAATTGGCATCTGATGGTTTAATCAGATAATCCTGTGGTTTAATAATCTTAACATCTTCGCCATATAAAACATTAAATAAAATTTTAAATGAAAGATCAGTTCCTCTAGTGGAGTAAAAATCTTTTGATTGCTTGAGGAATAGGTATTTGTTCAATCCACTATAAAACTCCCTATTTTCAAATCCAGGAGTTAATTGATATTTGATTTTATTAAAGAATTCCTCTAAGAAGAGATAACTTAGATTAATAACTTTCTTGTCAGTCTGATCACTATTTTTATTGGAGTGATCTGCAGACTCTGATGATTCAAATACTAGTTCATCTGGTTTATTTTGATCACTGAGAGAGGTAATTCCACTAAATCCTCTTATACAACCAATAAAAGAAGTTGGTGTTTTTGCGGTATATGTAATAATCTCATCATCTATCTGCAATAATCCATAAGAATCCGGGAACCCTGTTGTACTTGATACTGGTATCGTTTCGTCAAAAAAAGTAATATCTGCAGTAAGGGTTGTTGCTTCTGTATTAGTTTTGATATTATCTAATTTTAAATATTGATCAATATTTTGAATAAGATCTGTTGAAGCACCCTGAAATTCCTGAGAAATATAGTATTGTTTTAGAAACTCAGCAACTAATGGAAACTCTTCCCTAACATATGCTGGAAGTTGATTCTGGATGATGTTATTAAACTGAATTCTTTTTTCTGTCATTTTATTATGATCTTACTAGGTTCCCGTTGCTGTAGCTTGATGTTACAATATAGTTAGATGCCGAAGGATCAAGTCCTGAAGAAATTTCATCGGGGATCATTTCAAACACACTCTTATTAATATCTAGTAGAAGATAAAGATCCTGCAATCCAATCACATCATTAGACTGTGGTACTGCTGAAATTTCAATTATAGACTGCCCATCTTTTACTTTTCCAGATAAAATTTGAACTGGATTAAGTGTAATAATACCTTTCTTATAATCAATTCTACCAACATTCCTTTTAACAATAGTTGCAGTTGTAGAATTTATGCTTGGAACTGTGAAAAAGAAAATAGAACCAGTTGTTCTATTAGTGTCTGGTATATCAGAAAGATATATGGTTTCCTGAAAGTCCGAAATTCTAAAACCACTGGATTTTATATTATATCCATCCATACTTTTAATATGAATTTCATTACCAAATCCAATCTGATATTCGGCAAAGGCATTTAATGTAACTCTTAAGTCCCTTCTAATTTGGATGGTTGTTATGTTTGAAGTCACTGATTCGTGACTATCATCAATAATTTTTAAAAACTTACTATACTTAAATCTTGCACCATACTTTTTTAACTCAGTAGATTCTGCATATTTGTTTGCATTTGTTTGAATTACTGTAGAAACATATGCAGAACTTGGCGCGAGATTTGTATTATAATAAACCTTTGAATTTACTTCAACATACAAATATTTAAGATCTAAAATCTCTGGCACAATTCCAGCAACAGCATATTTTTTAAGATCTCTTTTTATACTTTCTTTAATTAAATTTGGTAAAAAGTCTCCATTTCTTGGTTTGATACTTATAAAAACTTTTCCATACTGTGGGGGAACTAATTCTTCTCCACCAAAAACTGATATGGACTCTGTTTCTGGGTATATCTTATTTGGAATTAGTGCCTCATAATCATTTGCAGATAGTGCTCTGTTTTGAGACGCATAGATTCTTGGTGCATATTTTTTAATAGAATCAACAGACTCTATATTTTCTCCACCCTGAGAAATAACCCCAGTTGTTAAGAGTGATATCCCAGAAGTAACGTTATATTCAATTGAATTTCTTGTATATGTTAATCGCCCAGAAAATGTAAATTGACTTATTCCGTTTCCACTATCACCATTAGAAACGATATAGTTTGCTTCAATATAATTATCATTTTCTAATTTTTTTCCAAAAAGAATTCCATCCCCAAATAACAATTCATATCTCTCATCTTCAATTTCTTGAAGATAATAAACTTTAGAATCTTTTGTAACATCAAAAACACTATCTTGAAGTCTATATTTTGTTGATGCTGTTTTTGTTATACTATCCTTTACTGTTACGGATATTAGACCAGTATCAATTCCAGAATTTGGAAGAATAAATCTTTGGTTTGGATTATTTGAACTGTATGTAAAATTACTTGATAGTAAAACGCCCTCATAGATTTTAATATCATTGAAAGATGCGATATTATCTACTACTGGTACGGTAATATCATCTAGTATTGAAAATACGAAGGATTGATTTCCAAAGGAACCTGATGTTGTTGCTACAGGTCCTTTTCTTAAGGTAATTGCTGATGGAGAAAGACCATCATTTGATTGTGCAGTAGTATCAACAAAGAAACTTATTGTCGCAGTAGATGCTTTTCTTGATTTTGGGATATAACCAATATTTCTTGCAAGTGCAACTACATTCTCTCTTAACGTTGCACTATCAATGAACACTTCATTCGCAACCATATTTGCATTATATGAAGTGATATAGGTATTATATGCCAGAACATCAAGAATAGTTGAAAGATTAGACCCCTCAAAATCATAATCAGTAAAATTTGAGTTTGATCTTAGATAATCTCTAATACTAGTTTTAATCTGGTCAAAATCCAGATTTGAAAAATTTACTAACGGCATTTACCTAGTAGGTTGCAGAACGAACTGTAATTGTTGTGGCGGAACATCAATACCAACGATTTTATAAACAATAACAACATCAAATGCACCATTATCATAGTCAGGAATAGTCTGAACATCAATCAAATTGACTCTAGGTTCATAGTTGATAATCGAATTTCTAATTTCATCATTAATAATTGATGCTGAAATTTGATCGACGTTTTCAAAAAGTGATCTACTTACCTTGGAACCAAAATTTGGATTAAAAAACTTTTCTCCGGGTAAAGTAAATACAATATTACGAACAGAACGAGCAATTGCACTCTCATTTTTAAGGGTAATCAGGTCATTGGTCAGAGGATTGCTCTGAAATGACATACTAATATCTTTAAATTCCTGACTTACCCTTTGTAAAGGCATTGATTATGATAATTCTATCTTATTTATTAGGGATTTTTTGATTCATAGAGAGGTTCAGTTCCATATTCCCAGTCATCGTAGTCTTCATCATTACGAATTTTTGCATGAATTTCATTTTGATTGTAAAAATCATGTTTTTTGGGGTTTAAATCATCATTTGCGATTTCTCTAAGCAGTTTTTGGTCCATTTTGTGCTCCTGATTCGTTAAAATCAGAACTTTTTACGGGGTTGCTATCCCGAATATTTGTTACTTCGTACATAAAATCGTCAGAAGTCTCAATTTTGCGACGATTTTCGACTGAGTATTCGGTCAAATCGATTTCATAACCTGGATTTTTGGTAATTCTATTCTTAGTCCATGCATCATCATACCATAGTATTTTATTATTAGGATATGCATAGAAATTTCCATTATCCATCTTGAAAAAATGAGCACATTTATGCTCTGGTGTCTCACTAAAGTTAGTATTCAGAGTAGATTTTGACTCCCATGACCAATCGAGAGTGAACATATATGTTCCTTCATTCTTTTCTCCACGACAGTTGATCAGTTCAGCGCGTAAGTTAGCCAGTCTTGAACGAACTTGAACATCGATATAAGGAGAAAAGCAATCCCACCACATACACTCTTCTAATTCGGGTACTGGTGCATCGGGTTTCCAACAGAATGCATGAATAGGTCTTCTTGTCCAGTTCACCCCATTCTCTAAAAACGCCTCAAAGAGGGGTACGTGCTTCTCTAAGGACGCTACAGAGTGTACATCACATAAAGTCACCTCCCCATGACCTTTTTTATGATTGTAAAGGAATTCATTACGAATATAACAAGTAATCGTTGGAAGATTATGATTTAAATATGCCATAAGT